CACTATCTCGGAAGTGTTTAACGCCCTCGGCCAGACCGTTGTCGCGTTTGTCATCGACTACCTCGTTGCAAACGGCAAGGCGCTCAACAACGAAAATGTTGTTGGCGAGCTGAACAGGTTCTGCGCACTCGCATCTATGCAGGCTGGATTCATTCTCAGCAAGCCTGAAATTCACCAGCAAAGCGCTGAGTACCGAAGTTCTCAAGCTTGAGAACAACCAAAGGAGAATTAAATGCTGAATACCATCTTCCCGACCAAGACCGTTGACTCTGTTCTGTCTACATTCAACAAAGTGGTCACCGACCTGCAAGAAGTCGTAGCAAAGAATGAAGCTGAAGTCTCGAAGCAACACCAAGTCATTTTGGATGCTCAAGCACGCTCGCGCGCTGCTGAAGACCAAATCTCTCGTGCAAACGCTGTCGCAGACAAGATCAACGACATGCTATCGCCCTGGCCGCTGGGCAACTAAGTGCTTCAGGACGAGAGTAAAGAAACAGAAATAAAGCGATGCGCAGAGGTATCCTCTACGCTGCTTGACCCTCGCGTCAAAGACGCACTACTGGCGTACAACGTCCAACGAAACTGAAAGGAATTTATGAGCTTCAAACCTGTAAATGCTTCGCGTACCTCTGGCGGCAACTTCGAGCCGAGCAATTTCCCCACCCCGCGTGCTGGTAGCCGCAAGGCACGAGTTTCGCTGATCGTGGATATGGGTGTCCAGAACCGCGAACCTTTTGAAGACCCGAACACCAAGGAAATGAAGGAACAGAAGCCCTGTCAACAGGTTGCTGTGTTCGCTGACCTTGTTGCAGACACCGTTGACTACGGTGGCTCGATTGGCAAGCAACACTACCGCCTGCTTCTGAACAAGAGCTTCCAAGGCAATATCCAAGGCGTCAACTTCGTCGCTACTCCGCCGAAGGATGCCAAGGGCAATCTGATCGCTGGCAAGCCGTGGGGTTTCCATCCTGCGAACCTTCTGACCAAGGTTGCCAAGGCTGTCGGTCGCCCGGATGTCATCGAGTCGATGGACGTTGAAGAGCTGATGGGCCTGCCCTTCATGGCTCAAGTTGAAGTCAAGGAAACCGAAGACAAGAACGGCAAGAAGGACAAGGACGGCAACGTGCTGGTCTACAAGAACGTCAATTTCAAGGGCGCTGCTGAAGTTCCTGAAGATGACGACGGCAATCCGCTGCCTGTGGCTGAGCTGAACAACCCGGCTCTGTGCATCACGTTTGACAACGCTCGCAAGGAAGACATCAAGTGGATTCGTGCAAGCCTCGTCAAGCAAATCAAGCTGGCGAACAACTACGCTGGCTCTGCGATGCAAAAGGCAATCGAAGCCTTTGAAGCTGAAAACGCTCAAGGCGGCGACGAAGGTGAAGACGAAGCGCCGGCTCCGAAGCCTGCTGCAAAGTCGGCGCCTGCGAAGAAGACGGCTGCAAAGCCGAAGCCGGTCCCTCAAGACGACGCTGATGACGATGTGCCGTTCTGATATGGAGTTTCATCGTTATGCCCGAAAGGGCTTTGCTGAAGCCCGCAGCCTTTCAGACGGTGAGGGCCTTCAAGAGCTGCGAAACGCAGGTATCAGCGTCACGACTGAAGACGCAATTGCATTCGATTCGCTTCCGGCTGGAATGGTTTTCAGGAACCCTGTGAACCACTCGGACCAGTGGTACGTCGCCCGAGCGTTCTTCGACAAGAACTACGACACGACGCCAGCGTAAAGCTGCTGCCCGCTACCTTCACGGGTAGCGGGCTTTTGTTTTGAAAGGAGAAGAGATTGGTTGTTGAAGATTTCAAGAATGAAAAGGGCGAGTGGGTATATGGTAGACAGATACAGGGGAAGAGATCAATTACAGTTGGAGGTGGGTACTTCAACAGCATGAAGACTAGGTGCAAGAGAGTCGCCGAAGAGTACAAAGACCAGATTGATCCGCGTGTGTATCTGGCCTTGCTTGATTACACTGTTGAAATTGACGATTGAAAAGGAAAATGAATGGCAACCTTGTGTTTTGACTACGATTACGTTTTATATGCCGCTGGGTTCGTCGGGGAGACTCGTTCGATCCGAGTAGTCCACAGGGCATCAGGAGACGAATACGAGTTTGCGAACAGGACGGCTTTTTTCGGTCACTGGAAAACTAAGTCTGGCGGTTGGCTGTCAGAGTATAATGCAGCCAAGAGCGAAGGCAAAAGGCGTGCAGTAGACGAGTTTGACATTACAGATGTACAGACTCCTGAACCATTGTCCAACTGCCTGCACACGGCTAAACGTATTATCGAGGGAATTGTAGAGACTTTAGGAGCGGATTCGTACTATGGATACTCTGGCAGGGGTAAGACTTTTAGAGAAGATGTCTCGACTGTCATTCAGTACAAAGGGCAGAGAAAAGACTCTCTAAGACCCGTACACTTAGATGCTCTAAGGGAGTACCTTGTAAAGCACCACTCTTGTACAGTCGTAGAGACTATTGAAGCCGACGATGCGTGCTCAATTGACAGTTACACGGCATATCAGAAATGGAAAAAATCTCGAAAGGATTCTGACAAGCTTGTTCTCGTTGCAGTAGATAAAGACGCTCTGGGTACAGCCTGTCACTTGTATAATCCGAACGAGCCAGAAAAAGGCATAGACTCTTACGAAGGCTTTGGCAGGCTGTACCTAAACGAAAAAGGTGCAGTCAAAGGCCGTGGCAGAATGTGGCTCTATCAACAGGTTCTGAACGGGGATGATGCTGACAACTACTTTGCCAACTCTGCTAGTGACATGAGTTGGGGCGAGAAGTCAGCGTATGCTCTCTTGAAGGACTGCAAGAACGACAAGGAAGCCTTTGAGGCGCTTGTAAAGGGCTACAAGACCCTCTACCCTCAACCTAAGACAATTACGGGCTGGAGAGGCGATACGCTCGACATTACGTGGCTAACGATGCTGCAAGAGAACTTCACGCTGGCGCACATGCTGCGCCACAAGGAAGACAAGGTAGACGTTGTTGCTACGATGAAAAAGCTCGGCGTGGAGTTTGAAGACTGATGAGCAAGACCTTTCAACAACCTTGGGAGGTCTTCCCAGACATCTGGAAGACTAAGGCCGCGTTCTTTTCGTACCTGCGCGGCGGTCTGCGGATGATTTGGTCAAGATACCCTGCAAAGCTGGAATGGAAGAAAAAGCAGTTGACACCTGAGCGACCTCCGGGTTACACTGGGCGTGGCAAGAGCTTTGGGAAGTGCCACTACTGTGGGTGCATGTTCACCGGGTCTGCTCTCGAAGTTGACCACGTAGAGCAGGTGGGTTCGTGCAACTCGTGGGAAACTGCTGGGCACTTCATGGAAAATCTGCTAGACTGTAATGACAACTGGGTGCTGGCTTGTAAGCCGTGTCACAAAGTAAAATCTCACGCAGAAAAGACTGGCGCCTCATTTGAAGAGGCCGCAATCCAGAAGCGAGTGATTGCCATGACGAAGAACAGCAAAGATTTTGTTGTTGACTTCTGCAAGAAAAATGGTTATAATGCCGACCAACTCACCAACTCCGAAAAGCGCAAAGCCGCGTTGACGGAAATTTTCACAAAGGAGCTTCAATGACTTTCCAAGTAGGCGACATCGTTCGTGTCACGTCTCGCGGCACCACTCTTGACCCGAACGGTATGGGGGAAGGCAAGGTGTGGAACAACGTCTGGGTTCCCGACATGGACGAGGCAATTGGCAAGACCTTTGTGATTGACTCAATCGAGCCTGAAGGCATCTGTTTCGATCCTGATGGGTATATGTTCCCCGCGAGCGTTCTTGAACTCGCAAACTGAAGGGAGTTTTATGAGTAACGATTGGCAGCAAAAAGCTGCTACACTAGCTCAAACAAATATACTGTCGTGGCGTCAAATTGCCGGTGCGCTGCAGGTGCCGAAGAGTACCGTTTCAGACTACCTGCGAAAAAACTCCGGCCTCACTGAAGAGTCTGTAGAAGTCAAGGAGCCACCGACGCACGACAACTCTCGCATCCTGTTCATCAGTGACATGCACATCCCATACCAACACGAAGGTGTACTCCCCTTCCTTGAGGGACTGAAGAAACGCTATGAACCCACACGAGTTATTTGCCTGGGCGATGAGCTTGACAAGCACGCAATGTCGTTCCACGACAGTGACCCTGACCTCGATAGTGCAGGCCCTGAGCTTGAAAAAGCTTTGCCTGTTATCGCTCAAGTTGAAAGTCTTTTCCCTGTAATGGACCTGATCGACAGCAACCACGGCTCGATGGTGTACCGAAAAGCAAAGCATCACGGTATTCCGCGCCGATACCTTCGGCCGTACAACGAAGTGCTTGGAGTCGGCGAAGGATGGAAATGGCACATCGACATGACTCTGACCCTGCCTGACGGACAGAAGGTCTACGTGCATCACGGCAAGTCGACTGACGCTATCAAGGTCAGTCAAGCAATGGGAATGTCGCACGTATGTGGACACTATCACGAAAGCTTTGGCGTCAAATACTGGGCAAACCCACTTGGCCTGTACTGGGCCATGAATGTGGGTTGTCTTATTGATGACAAGTCACTCGCCTTTGCGTACAATAACGCAAATCTGAAGCGTCCGATTATTGGAACTGGTCTCATCATTGATGGCATTCCAATTCTGGAAGCCATGCCACTTTAAGGAGAAACATAATGCTACAACAAATTCAAATCCCCATCCGTGGTCTTCCGATTCACCTTGTTCTCTTGAGCAATGGTATGGTAGTCTTTGTCAGGGTTGCAGCATTCACTGCTATCCTCGAAGCTACAAAGCTTGACGGCTCGCCTTATGGGTACTTCTTTGAAGAAGACTTCACCTTGTACGCCGACAAAGAGAGCAACGAATTCTCGTACAATACGATGTACGCCTACAAAACAATCCCCGTAATGCTCAAGTGGCTGAAGTCCCAAGAGCTGCAAAACCCTTTCTGAAAGGAATAGACATGGAACAAAAATGTATTGTGTGCGGTGCAGACGCCACTACCTATTTCGCAGGTAATCCGGCAATTCAACTTTGCAGCAACCCGGTCTGCGAACAAGTCATCTTGGACGACATCAACGCTGAGATTGCAGCAGAAGAGGAGGATGCATGAGCCGAGTGTTTTCGTTCCGCGATCTACGCCTTATCCCTGCTTTGTCAAAGTTCAATGAAATCGATCTTCTGCAAATATCAAACGACGCTCTAGTCAACTCCTACCTTGCGCAGCTTGGTTTCAATGTATCACGCGCTATCCTATATGTTCCCGCGAAGCACCGTGACCTGCAAGGAAATGTGGGCATCGGATTCCGTGCAGTAGGAGAAATCAGCCGTGACCGTGGATTCCTGACAAGCCGACTTTGCACGGCGACCGAGCGCCTGATTGCTGCATCGTACTACGATATGTCGCTGACCAAAGAGCTGGCAAAGCTTCTTGGAAATTCAGTTGACCTGAGAAGTGACGTTGGCGACGAAGAAGATTCAAACTTCCCAGCAGAGCTTATTGAGCCAGATTACAAGGAAGTGACGATTGAAATTCTCACGCTTGAGAAGATTCGTGACCGTATCAGAGGAACCCCGTACAACGATGCAGGCTCGCTGAAGACGCCTGAAGAGTACGCTGAAACAGGGAGTGTAAAGTGAAGCTGTTCGCAGTTCGTAAAGACGGCGGGCCTGATTCAAACGTAACTGGGTATTGGCTTGTTGAGTGCAAGCCTTTATTCTCAATAGCCCTGTTGAAGTTTGAGAAAGGCTCTAGAGAGGCGTTTCACTCTCACGCATTCAACGCAGTATCTTGGATACTGAGTGGCGAGTTGAAAGAAGAGCGCATCATCGACGGGCAGAAGGTGCTGAAGACCTTCAAACCAAGTCTAAAGCCGATCATCACGACTAAGCATAATCTACACCGTGTACACGGTATCACAGCAACGACGTGGGCACTCTCATTTCGAGGCCCTTGGGACAAGACGTGGATTGAAATGTTTGACGACGGATCAACAGTCACACTTACAAATGGCCGCCGCATTATTGAAAGGGCTAAGTCACAATGACTCTTAATCAAGAACAAATGACTCCGTGGGAACCTGAGCGTGACCGTCTGACGTTGAAGATTCTCGGCAAACAACTTGAAGAGCTGAATGAACTCGGCTCTGCAACTGCCCGGTGCATCATTCAAGGCATCGAGGGGCGCGAGCCGGTCACAAAGAAGCCGAGTGCAAGAGAGTAGCCGAAGAGTACAAATCCAAAATTGACTCTCGTGTATACAAAGCACTGCGGAGTTACACTGTAGACATTACTGATTAAAGGAGTAAAATGCTTAGAGCAATTCGTAAACGAAGTGGGGAAGTTGTCTGGTTTGATGCAAACAAATTAAATCGCTGGGGAGAATGGGCCGCTGGGATCGGAGTAGACTGGAGCGGAGTCGCCCTTGAAGCTACCCGCAAGTGTTTTGACGGCTGCACAACTGATGATCTTCACAAGGCATTGATTGCTGCTTGCGTTGACCGAGAGACTACCGCACACCTGAAAATGGCTGGGCGCCTGTATATCGGCGCAATCTACAAGCAAGCCTTCGGCGATTGGCGTGAAATTCCGAGTGTGCAGGATATGTACCGCAAGATGTCCAAACTCGGCCTATGGGCAGAAATGGACTACGCGGAAGAAGAGCTGAGCTACTGCAACGAGTTCATCAACCACGAACTCGACATGCAGGCCACGCTGACGGAAACCAAGCAGATCATCGACAAGTACGCTATCTCAGACCGGGTTGACAAGAAGGTCTATGAAACTCCGCAGTTTGTGTATATGCGGATGGCCCTCGGCAACATGGAGAAGATGCCGAAAGATCGACGTATGCAGGACGTGAAGAAGCTGTACACCTTCCTGTCACAGAAGAAGATCAATCCGCCTACGCCGTTCAGCCTAAACCTTGGGACTGAGAAGAAGCAGTACGCTTCGTGTTGCGTCTTTACAACAGAGGACTCCGCTTCGAGCCTTGCTGCTGCTGACCACATCGCCTACATGATGACCTGCGCATCGGCTGGCATTGGTGGGCACATCAAGACCCGTAGCAAGGGCGATAAGGTCCGCCAGGGCGCTATTCAGCACATGGGTAAATATTTGCCCCTGTAAGCCGGAAGGTTTACAGAAAACCTATTGAATTGCTGGAAGGCTAAGGCGCAAGCTATGCTAATCAGCAGGGAAGGCTTCAAGTACGACCTTTACGAAAGGAGGTTGTATGCGAAAATACTGGACGACAGAAGAGATAGAGCTACTGACAGAGTTTGCCTCGTGTGGCAGGTCATTTATTGAACTTGCTACAATGCTTGGGAGAACACTGCAAAGCGTGCAGCATAAAGCTAGCAAGCTGTCAATTACGTTTGTACGAAAACCTGCCAAAACACTGTACGGTGAAGTGTGGGCGAAGTCTTACGTAGATGATGTTCTAGTCTCAAATCATGGAAGATTCAAGCGGGCCAGCACCAACTCTCTCCTAAGCGGAACTGTTCTTCAAGACGGCTACGTTCAAGTAGAGGTTTCCAGAAGTGGAGGCGCGGTCAAATGCTATGCACACCGGCTTGTTGCAGAGGCGTTCGTGGAGAACCCAGACAACAAGCCAGAGGTCAACCATAAGAATAGGAACAAAGCTGACAACTCGGCAGAAAACCTAGAATGGGTGACAAGAAGTGAGAACATGATTCACGCCCATGCTACGGGATTTATCCGTAGGTAGGCTATTGTCGTACTTGAAGCAACCTTCAGAGACTATCGAAAGCACGCGAAAGCGGAAGCGAGTAGAGTAGGAGAGCGAAGCCGATGCGCCTCCGAAGTGGTAGGCACCTGTTTACAGGTGATGATATAGTCCGATCCTACGCGAAAGCGTATGGCAGCACGTTATGGTGCGGGGCACACTTGCAAAGTGTCCGAACTTTGAAACTTCCATACTACAAGGTCCAGCAAGCGGCTGTATCGGCCAATTTGCAGGCTTCCCGTGGTGGTGCTAACACGATGCACTTCAACGTCATGGACCCGGAGATTTTCGACCTGCTGAAGTTGAAGAACGTCCAGACCATTGCCGACAAGCGTATCAAGGACATTGACTACTCTGTAGGGTACAATGACGAGTTCGCCCGACGTGTAGCTGCGAACGAGTCTTGGATGCTGGTCAGTTACGGTGACGCCCCAGAGTTGTACGAGGCCATGTATGACGGTGACTCGAAGAAGTTTGTCAAGCTCTACTCTGAGGTAGAGGTAGACGAGAGCATTCAGAAGCAGTTCGTGAGCGCAAGAAAAATTGCCATCACGTTCTTGACTGAAGCTGTTGAAACTGGCAGACTATACGAGCACAACACAAGCGAGCTGAATCGTCACACGCCTTTCAAGGACACTATCTACTCTAGCAATTTGTGTTAAATCTAGCACCCTTGCACGGTGACGTGCATTGAACAACCCATTGAACTCAGGGGAAACGTAGGAAACGTAATCCTGATCGAAGCCTATTTATAGGAACGAGCAACGACTATCCCGAAAGGGAGTACACCCAAGCGGGTGGAAGCGGTGGGCATCTCTAAAGGAGATGATGATATAGTCTGGTCTGCATAGGGATATGCAGCAGCCGAAAGGCGGGAAGTGATTAGCGACCACTTCTGAACTTACGCAAGAAATCGGCCTTCCGACTCTGGGCTACAACTCAGTGTATGACTTGTACCGGCCTGTGCCGGCTGCGTTCCAAGTTATCGAAGACATGGGCGAAATTGGCCTGTGCTCTCTTGCAGCTATTGCCGCAGGGCTAGTCAGTGACGAAGAGTATGAAGAGGTTGCCTATTATGCTTCGTTGATGATTGATAACGTCATCGACATCATGGAATACCCGTTCCCGCAGTTGAAAGTCACAGCTCAGGCTCGCCGCAGCATTGGAGTAGGCATCACAAACCTCGCCTTTGCGATGGCCAAGGAAGGGCTGAAGTACAGTACGCTGGAAGGTAAGCAGTACATTTTCAGGCTTGCAGAGCGCCACAGCTATTACCTGCACAAGGCCTCGCTGCGGCTTGCCAAAGAGCGCGGCATCTGCGAATGGGCTGACCGAACGAAGTATTCTGAAGGCTGGCTTCCCATTGACACGGCGAACAAGGAAATCCAGCGTCTGATTGGACAACCTCTGCTGTGTGACTGGGAAGCACTCCGCTCTGAAATGAAGGCTATTGGCGGACTCCGCTTCTCGGTACACGAAGCGCATATGCCATGCGAGTCCAGCAGCGTTGCTGGTGGGCACACGAACGGCCTGTACCCGATCCGTGCATACAAGGTTGTCAAGACATCTGGAACAAACAAAAACTTGTTCATTGCTCCAGAACTTGATACACTTGCATCGAGCTATGAGCTTGCGTGGGAGATTCCTACGAACGACATGATCGACGTGTATGCTATTGTCCAGTGCTTCACTGGTCAGGCTATCTCTGCCGACCTGTACATCAAGTACGACAAGGAAGGCAAACGAGAGCTGTCGGCGAAGACGCTGTTGCAAGAGTGGCTGCGACGTGTTAAACTTGGCATGAAGACGAAATACTACACTAATTCTTCCACAGGTGTAGAGTTGGACGCTTCTCCGAAAGAAGAAGAAGCCCCGGTGTGTGACAGTTGCTCGCTTTGACGGAAAGGGCTTCGGCCCTTTAACAGTTAAGAAAGGACAAAGGACAAGTGCCGAAGGCAAAGGACACATCACACATTGACTGGACCACTCACTTCTACTACGATGAGATCAGTCCTTCTAAGTTGCGCTGGGCGAGGAATGCCGGCCAAAGGGCACCGATTGGCAGTGTTGCCGGGTGCCTGAACAAAAGTTCACCCTACTACCGAGTCAGACTTGATGGGCAGACCTATCAAGTCCAGCGCATCATATGGGAGCTGCACTTCGATGGACTGAAGCCTGAAGATGTTGTTGACCACGAAGACGGTAATAGCTTGAACAATTTAATCGGCAATCTTCGGAAAGTGACTACTGAAGTCAATACACGTAACAGGCGGGCACGTACAGACAACTCATCTGGTGTCCAAGGTGTATCACGTACATCAAACGGTAACGGCTCTTTCTACTGGACCGCTTGCTGGTGCGAATTGAACGGTAAGGCGTGCAGGAAAGCCTTTTCAGTCAAGAAGTACGGTGATGAAAAAGCATTCAACCTAGCTTGCGATTTCCGCGCTACAGTGATAGACTCCCTCAATGCAAACGGTGCAGGATACACCGACAGACATACCAACTCTTCGACTGGTGTCGATCTTCTGATCGAAGAGCCAGAGCCTGTTTGCGATAGCTGTTCACTGTGATACACTGCGGGGCGAAAGCCCCGCCCATTCAAGGAGAAACCAATGCCTGTGACTATTCACCGAAACGACTCCCGCGTTCGCACTTACGAAATTGAAGACCTGCAAGACGGGGACGCATACGAGTGCGACGGAGACATCTACATCATAAACAAGCACCACGGGGCCGGTGTTGCCGGATTCTCAATCGACGGCAATAGCATCCTCTGGGAAGACAATCTCCATAGCGCCAAGCTGATCCCTATCAACCTCGAAATCACCGTCTGCTAATGACTGTATTCAACGCACAAAATACTGAATGGAAGAGCCACTTCTACTACGATGAGACGAGTCCGACTTGCCTGCGTTGGGCGAGGGAAGTCCGCAGAGGAAAGGAGCTAAGAATTCTATTCAAAGTTTTTGGTGATGTGGCAGGTAGCGTCTCGAAGGGCTACTCTCAGGTCAGTTTAAGTGGGCGCAATTACAAGGCAGCCAGAGTTGTGTGGGAACTCCACAACGGCCCGATAGAGCTTGGGTTGGACATTGACCACATAGATGGGGACATACATAACAACCGTATCGGAAATCTCCGAGCGGTGAAAACCGTCGTAAACACCCGCAACTGTAGGCTGCGCATAGATAACAAGTCTGGTACAGCCGGTATCTCCAGAGTAGTTAAAAAAGGATATACATACTGGCGCGTAGTTTGGTATTCTATAGAATGTAAGCGACATGAGTTATACTTCTCTGCGCTAAAGCTTGGAGAGTGTTGGGCAGAAGCCTCTGCAACTAAATTTGCACTCGATAAGAAAATAGCCTTGAATGCTCAAGGTGCAGGGTACACAAATCGTCACGGAAAGGAAGTAAATGCCTGTCTTCAATTGCAATAATACTGAGTGGGTTAGCGGAGAGGGTACGCTGTTCCTCGGGCAACAGCCTGGGCTGCACGACACTATCAACACGCGGTTCCCAGAGATTTCAAAACTTGCATTGCGGCAGGTATCTCAACGCTGGGTATTTGATGAGTTTAACCACGAGCAGTCCAGGCTCGACCTACTGAACTGCCCTGAATCAGTGTACAAAGTAATGCTGATGAACTTGGCGTACCAGTGGCACGCCGACAGTGTAGCAAGCCGGGCTATCGCGCCACTGTTTGCACCGTTTGTGACAAACTCTGAACTATGGGAAGCACTGTTAGAAAATACCAACATGGAGATTACCCACGCTAAGACGTACAGTGAAATCGTTCGGCAGTGCGTTGCCGACCCGAGTGAAGTTTTCAAGATGGTAATGGAGAACGAAAAGACCATCGCCCGATCTTCCACGGTCAACAAGGTGTTCGATGGCCTTGCTGTTATTGGCGCCCTGCGCACGCTGAAAGAAAATGGCGTCAATCAGTTTGCTGTCGGAGAGCAGACGCAGTACAATACGGCGTTCATGGCCGTTGTCGCTTTGTACTGCCTTGAGCGAATTCAGTTCATGGCGTCATTTGCTGCAACCTTTGCTATTGTCGAGCAAGGCTACTTCCAGAGCATTGGCAAAGCTGTCCAGAAGATCATGCTTGACGAAATTGCAGTGCATGCAGCACTTGATGCCGAAGTGCTGAAGGTCGAACTTTCTACCGAACGTGGCTTGATCGCTCGAAAAGAGTGTGGTAAACTGATCCACATGATGCTACAAGAGGTTGTTGACCAAGAGCTTCAGTGGTCAGAATACCTGTTCAGCGAAGGCCGAGCTATCGTTGGACTGAATCCTGCGCTGCTGAAAGACTGGGTACGCTACAATGCTCAGCCTGTGTTCGACGCCTTGGGCTATGATTTGGACTGGGATCGCATCACTGTCAACCCGCTTCCGTGGATGTTATCATGGATAAATATCGATAAAACCCAGAATGCCAACCAGGAGGCAGATGGGAACAATTACGCACTTAATGTCGTTAAAAACGACATTGGAATCAACGAGGTGTTCGATTTTGAGTTGTGAGTTTAATGAGTATTTCTACTACGATGAGAGTAGTCCGTCATGCTTGCGGTGGAGAATAGAAGTACGTTGTGGTAATGGGTATAATCGTGCTAAAACAGCAGTTGGCGACGTAGCTGGAACGATTCGTGTATGTACAAACGGTAGACGGTACAGGGAAGTTCGGTTACGACGAAGGCTACCGCCTTGCATGCGAACACCGCGAAGCAATGATTCGACAACTAAACCTGCAAGGTGCAGGATACTCTCAACGACATGGAAAGGAACTGATACAATGATTTTTGTCTACAGCAAGGGCGCCTGCCCTCAGTGCGACAAACTGAAAGCCGAGCTGAAGATTCACGGAACTGAGTACACTGAGGTCCGCGTCGATCAAGACTCAGACGCAATGAAATTTGTCCGAGAAGCAGGACATCGCAGCGTTCCGCAGGTATACTCTGCGTATTGCGGTGGCGAATACATCGGTCAACGCATGGTTGACGTTGCCCGATTCATCTGAAAGGAGAACCATGTTCAAGTCGATTGCAGCTTTTCTTACTTCCCTAGGCGCGTTTGGAGTCCTGGCTTTCGTAGTCATTTGGATTCTGGCAATCGTTGGCTGGTTTATGAACGTCTACAAGCTGTTTGTGCATCTGCCGCTGTTCGACATCGAAACCATCGTCCGATTGATCGGACTCTTTCCGTCAGCGGGTGCAATCGTCGGATGGTTCTGATGCGATACATCTTTAACTGGCCTCAGAAAGAAGGTAACGACCTCGCCCCGTGGTACACTGTGCTGCGTCGGATTGTTGGCCTTCCGTTCGTGTATACTGGGCTGACGCTGACATTTATCGGTGGAACCATCGGGTGGGGTCTTGACTACGCCCGCGACTGGCTCTACAATCAATCCCGTTGAACTGAAAAGGAGAAAGCAATGTACTTCCGCGATATCGAATCGAAGCCCGGCTACAAGGCCGCCCATGACAAGCTCCACAAGGAGCTGTCGGCTGAGCGACTGAAGAAGGTCGTTGCGAAGAAGCGAGCCAAGAAGGCGGGTTGAGCCGTAACAGGCCCGTGCCCAGCGGACACTGGGCATTTCTAGAAATCCAAACGCTTCTGATGTTTGGATGCACCTGTGGCAAGCTGCCAAAACGACTATACCCAAAGGAGAATACATGACCGCCATCGCAATCCAGACCACTGAAGGCACCGTCAACGTCAACGCTGAACTGCTTCGCGCCTACTACACCGAAGCCAGCGAGCTGCTTCAGAGCGAAGCCGACGCAAAAGAGCAATTCAAGGAAGTCATCGAAGCGCAAGCAGAAGCGATGAACATCGACAAGAAGACCTTGACAAAATACTTCAAGGCTAGGTTCAAGGAAGCCACCAAGGAGGCTTCTCAACAAGGTCAAGTTTTCGCTCAACTGGACGAAGCTTTCGAGTAAGTAGTTGTGCTAGCCCGCAAATTGCGGGCTTTTCTTTATTTGAAGGAGAGAAAATAGTTGGTTGAAGACTTCAAAAACAATCGCGGGATGTGGACCTATCAGCCAAGAATTAACGGGAAGCAAGTGTTCACTGTCGGAGGCCAGTATTACAATGCGATGGCTAATAGGTGCAAACCAGGAGGATACGTTCAGAAGAACCACCACACTTACATTGGCTGCACTACTACTTTCAAGTCTTGCCACGACTTTATTGAATGGGCAAGGAACCAAATTGGGTATGGATCAGGGCAATTAGACAAAGATATTCTGTTAAAAGGAAATAAAGTGTACTGCCCAGAGCTTTGCGTGTTTGTGCCAAAGGCAGTTAACGTGCTTTTTACAAAACATGATGCCGCGAGAGGTAACTGGCCGATTGGCGTGAGCTGGGATAAAGAAAAAGAGAAGTTTCAGGCAGGTTTCAGAGTCAAAGGAAAGCGGAAACACCTAGGCCGCTTCTCAACTCCAGAGGCAGCTTTCGCAGCTTATAAAACTGCCAAAGAAGCCGGATGTAACCGGCTCGCAGTAGAATATAAGCCACAAATCGACCCTCGTGTATACCAAGCCTTGCTTAACTACACTGTTGAAATTGACGACTAAAAAAAAAAGCTAACCCTTTCGAGTTAGCTCTAAATGCTTACCACAGCATAATCATTTAGCCCACCATGAGAAATCGTGGTGGGCTTTTGCTTTACTTGGCTTGTTCTTTTGCTGGCAGGATGCCTGCACTTTCGGACGTTACCCACGTCAGTACGACGTTGACTACGCTTACAAGTCCTGCGCAGACCGACGTAATAAGGTCAGCGTCAAGGTTAGCCGGGATATGGTAGCCATAGGCTTGGGCGACGTTAACTGCCGCGACAACTACACCACCGACAACGGTTGCCGAGATTTGGCCCGACTTCCACGCTCCTTTGTTTGCAACAGCCTCGCCCTTGCGGAAGAGGTCTGATATTGCTACTACTTGAATCAGATTCATTTGTGTGTTTCCTTTCTAGTATGCCAAGGGCACAACGACCAGTACAGGCTGCCCTAGAGGCGATTTTAGCCACGTAACGGAGCTGGCCTTACCAGTGTCATACCTAAGCCAAGAAAGCCGCTTGGCGGGCTTCTGAGTCGCTTTTGAGCCTTGTCATAGCATTGATTAAAGATGGTAGACTCCCCCACCACGCGTCTTCACATGTGGTATAATTGAGAGAAGCCGAGTCAACTAACGCCGGCTTTGTTTACTTTTCTTCCTTGTCGTCAATCACGTTGCGGACAATCCTGAGCTTCATGGCTAATGCAATGAGGGCTGGAGTTCCCATGTGAGCTGCAACACCGCAGAGAACGCCGACTAGCGGACCAGAAACGCCTGCGTATTCACACCCGAAGAATGTCATCATGCCTGCAAAGGATGCAGAGCTAAGATGCGCAATCAGGTTGTACCAAGAGAACTTCTCCTTCTTCTCAAAGTAGGATACAATCCCACCCCAAAGAGAAATACCAAGAACTCCGAGGTACGTCAGGATACCAGAATGAATGAGTTCGTTTTTTGGGTCTAAATTGTCCATCATGTTAGACCATGTAACTGCCGTTGATAAGGAGATCGCCAGACGTGGCCACTGGCAATGCCGTTAGTGTTGGAGCAGCGGACGACTGCTGTGCCAGCGTTACAACGCCAGCACCGGAGCTGATGTATGCAACGAGTGTCCCTGTGTACGTGACATTGATACCGATCACGCTGAGGGGTGATGTCGGAGCTGCCCCGCTCAGCGTAAATGGCAGTCCAGCGATAGTAAGGCTACCCGTGCCTGTGTGAGCCGTCCACAGCACCCGCAGGGAGAATTCAACACGATTACCAATGCGGGTGTATGTACCTGTCTGAAGCGTGTATGTTCCTGCCCCAGCCGTTGTCAGTCCAACCACTGTCGGTACGAACGTACCCTCTTGGTAGTAGTCAAGTGTGTTGACATCCGCTGACAGCGTTGTGCCGATCTTGTAGCCCGATGCACTCGTAGGTGCAGCGTTAAACGTGATTACGTTCGTCCCACCGCCTGACGTGCCGATGTTGATATTCGTTGTTGAACCAGCAACACCACCTGTACCGATGTTGACTGTCTTTGTCGTGGCTGTTACTGTAGCGCCCGTGCCGATGTTTATCGCTGTGGTTGCCGTAGAGTTGCCTAACGTCAGCGAAGTCCCGGTGACAGTGAACGTAGCATTAGAGTACGTCGTAGGCCCAATGAATGTTTGTGTCAGGTTGCCCAGCGTTGCTAGCTGCCCTGTAATGGCAGGCAGCGCGAACGTGTAAGTCGTAGCAGTTGGAAAGCCAGATACAGCGAACTTCGCTAGCTTTGTTGCGTCTGTAGCGTCTGCGATGCCGAACGTATTCGAGTTTGCAGTGCCGCCAGAAGACGCAGCCAGTATATTAAGTTGTTCGATGTAGTCCGTCTGCCCTATGTAGAATGTTGGCATCAGATTTCCTCAATTTGTAGTGATGTCGCAAACTGGTTCATGAACTGGTATTGCAGCCCCGAAGCTCGCGTCATCTTTCCGTATAGCTGGAAGATTTGCTCTTCCATTGTGTCACTAGACTCTGGGCACAGACTAACAAACACTGGCTTGTACATCCCGTTTCCACGGATGATATTCCACATCTGGTTACGATCAGTCGTAGGCATAAGCCCAAGATCAAAAGTGAGCGTCTTGTAAGAAGCTCCGCGATCTGTACGAAGATCACCTGCATCGCTGCGTTCGTGTTTTGTAGTCTCGTCAACCCCCACCTTTGCACCATACCCGGTGTTTACTGAAGGCGACCAATACTGCCCTACAACAATCTTTGCAGCTTCTACATACCCAAGAGCATTAGCCGAGTCAACTAGGTCAATGACGACCTTCTTAACCGCTGCTGGCGTCAGCCATACATCCGCGTAGGCTGATCCACCGTAAGAGTATGCGTTGACGCCGAGCGGCATCGTGCCCCAGGTTGAGCTACCAAGAGAGCTTGGAGCTGCAAGGATTGTGCCAGAGTCTGTTACTGGCGTTACATCCGCTGTGCCTGTGTAGCACCGCACGCGAATTGTTGCAGTGGATGTCAAGCTGCAAAATGGCAATGCCACTGCACTAACTACCTCCGCTGTGTTCCAAGTCAATGTGATGGTAGCCGAAGTCGAAGTGCTTCGCCATACCTCTGATTTGATATCCGTCAGCATGTTACTAGCTGCCAGAGTTCCTGCAGTAGTTGATGCTATGAGTGTTGCTGCACGGTTTGCAGCGTTGTCGTACACAATACGCAAGTTAGCCATTATACACCATCCATTCAAAACACAAGTAGGGAGGAGACACATAGCCTCCTCCAAGTTACTGGTAGTTCTGTAAACTCTGCAGATTCATTATAGGGACAGGTGGCCTGTCCCTATAATGGCTTCTCATCAACAATTGTTCACAACTATGTGTGTGTTTGAGGTAATCTCAGAGTACGCATCCACCATAGATATTTGATCGCCGAAGGAATTGTACGCTGTAACTACTACCTTGACATACACGTTGTGTGACGTTGTTGTCACATTGTTTATGAACAAAGGTATTGTCAGTGCCACTGTACTTCTTGAGTAGTCTGTTGACCCTATAACTGCAGGGAATACCAAGTCTGCCATAGAGAAAGTTCCAAGATTTGTATCCACTGGGTCTGGATTGTCTACTTGGGCATACACGCTTACATTAAACCAGCTTAGAGTATTTCCTGCGGGTGGAAAAGCCTCTAGTCTGAGCCGTACAGCTGATGTCACGAACACGTTAGCTATGGATGTTGCCCCTGACGGTATTGCAAGCGTGAACGGTAGGGCATACACTCCAGTGAATGACAAAACATTCCCATGGCTTATATTCCCAGAAGAACCTACAGAAGTGCCGGCCGTAGTCAGGTCGCCAACTGTGATCTGACTAGCGACAAGCTTGCCAACAGTAATCTTTGCGGCACTTAGGTTGCCTACTTGGGCATCACCGATAGCAGCACTAGCGATAAACGTGCTAATGTTGGTTCCGGTAATCTGGCGAGAAGAGCTGATCCCAAACCCGGGAGGGTTCCACGGCCCAGCCGCAGTTGCCATCGCCCCAACCTCTTCGAGCTGTACCCGCACAACGAACATAAACGAATCTGTGTTCGGGGACTTTGTAGCATTCTTTCTCAGGCATACCTTTACGCTGGTGCAGCCAGCGGGGGCTGTAAAAGCCTGCTGGTGGCGCTTGTAACCCGCTAATGTCTGCCCGCCATTTGATGCTTCGTCGTTGATGTCTATGCCGGCTCCGAAGCTAGCCGTGTTATTTCCGGCTGCATCAAAAGCATATACAAACACGTCTACGCTACAACGAAGCGCCCCTGTGTACGCACTTACTGCGTACCTTTTGCCAGCCACAACAATAATAGGATCGCTCTGAATTTCAAAGTATCCGGTTGTCGTGCTATTAGGTTGTTGCACATGGAGTGTCGTTGTTCCCTCTCCGATGCCTGCGTTCAATGTCCGTGCAGCGCCCGCCATAACGACGTGGCTGGAGTTACAGTAGTCGTAGGCGGCAGCAAACGGGTTGCTAGATACTGTCCAACCTTGCAAGCCGTGACTGAAGTCAGCATTATAACACACGTTTCCAGCAAAGGCAATAACGTCGTTACTGACTGCCGTACCAGCTCCGGAAGCTACGCCCTGAATCTTACCCGCTGTATCTACGGATGTCGTATTTGCGTCAAGAGTACCCGTATACGCGTTTCTGTCTAGGTCTTGAACCCATGCGCCCCACGTAGTAGCGTCTCCAGCCGGGTCTGCTGAATATCTGCGCCAAGTTGTTGTGCCCTGATAGCCATACTGATATACGCCACCGCTCGCCGCCGTTGTAGCCTGCTTGGTAGTTTCTAGCGTACAGAATGCCCCGTTCAAGCTATTCAGGCCGACGTTGGTCGCCGTCTTGAGTTGCTTAGTCATTCCGTATGGGTACTCGCTGGGCGCGTCGTTTCTGGTTCTCGCCCCAAAGACTCCCGTAGCGGCCCCCAAATCAATAGTCGGCAGTGCAGTGACTTGCCCACCACCGGCACCGGAGAGTACCCCGGTAGAACTAATGGAGATTGCATTGTTCTGGAATGCTGACGGTGCAAAGAACTTGACAAGAGGATATTCAGAGCCGTCAACACTCTGCAGGAGAGGTTGCCCAAATTGAAGGGTAACATTCTGCGTGAAAGCTGTTGAACGATACAAGCCCTGGCGAGCAGCGAAGACCGTAGCTGAAGATGCCCAGCAAAAATTAGTGCCATTTACGATTTTGGCACCAGTCAATGCATCATATATACCAGCGTCTGTGCTTGTCATGCCTGATGATCCAGCGGGATACACGTACCCTACAGCAATACCCCAGCGGTCTTGCGTAAGTCCGGCTAGTGATGTTGCAGCAAAATATGCATTATTGCTTAGCGTGGAGGTGTTAAGGTCACAGACGTTAGAGTCAAACTGCTGGACTCCGATATATGCGAAGCCAGAGTCTATATTAGCACCTACGCGCTTAACAGGGATGATGTAGCGATACGTCTTAGCCGGGTCAATAGTGATCCTGCGGGTGAGTGGGCCGCCTTGCCAATTGGCTTGACCTATTGTGCTGGTAACTTGCCACACACGTTGCTGACTACCATCACTTCCAACAGCCATTAGCTGGGTTTGCGTTCCAGCCGTTCCATAGGCTGTCCAACCATCTACGCCGACTGCCCAGCGCGAGGGGTCCACCATGTTCTTGCGAAGAGCTTCTTGGGCGAATCCAAACCCCTGCTGGTCAGCTAGGTTAGTAATCAACAGCGGCGAGCCTGCGGCGAGAATGACATTGCCAGAGGCGTCTTTGATACTGAGTCCACGGGAGTCAATCTTTGTCGCTGTAAGCGACCCGTCAACGACGACAGAGGCGTCGATAGCGTCAACAAGGCGAAGGTTTTGGCAGGCATGCGTGACGAGGTTTGAGCCGACCTGACTGTACTGCATCCATATACCGACTCGAATGTATGCAACATTCACCGGTATCAACCGCGCGGCTACCCCCGCACCAAACTGTCCACCACACTCTACCCACTGGTTTTGAGGCGACACGAGCCCCCCGAAGACGTATCCAGAGTACAAACCACCCCAGCCCGTAGAGCCCACTTCAGTACCCGCTGCCGTGAACATCCGGACATACAGATACATATTTCGATCAGAGCCTGTCCCGGAGAACAGGTTAGCTGTCAACTTGTAAGTCTTGGAAGGATTGATCTGAATATTTCGGCTCTCTGCACGGGAGTCTAGAGTTGTGGAGTCAATATAGAGGCTTCCAGCCGCGCCTGTGGCAGTTGTGTTGCTCTTGTATGCCACCGCGCCGGTCGTGACAGTCCACGCCGCAGGATCAGAGAACGCTGGGTCATCATTAAGTGCGCTACCCTTGCCGGTTACCTTCAGTTTATCTGTAGTTACTTCGTTTGCACCAATTTTGCCAGCCGTGACGGCATTTGCCGCCAGGGCTGCTGTACCAACCGTTCCAGATACCAAAAGGTTCCCGTCAACAACTGTATTAACAAGAACCCATGCAGTACCGTTCCAGAACTTTGTCTGTGAAAAGCTGACAGAGTTGTTGTACTGAACAACAAAGTCATTCATAATAGGCCCGCCGTTAGACGTAGCCGTGGTGGTGGCCAGAGTATCGCTGTATGTGTTTGTACCGCCAGAGAGGGCGACG